GGCAATTGATCAGGTCAACATGACACCCAAGACCGTGGGTGCATTCGTTGATTACAGCCGTCGCCTGTTGCTTCAAAGCAGCATCGACGTTGAAGGCATGGTTCGCAACGACCTTGCCCGCGTGATCGCACTGGAAATTGACCGCGCTGCTATCTACGGCACCGGCTCTTCCAACCAGCCTCAAGGCTTGACCAACGTGAGCGGCATTGGCTCCGAGACCCTTACGGGCACCGGCACCTTTACCGAGTTCATCGCAATGGAGACCGACGTTGCTGCAGCTAACGCTGACGCTGGCGCTCTTCGTTACATCGTTAACGCCACCACTCGCGGCGGCCTGAAAGGAACCAAGAAGGACACTGGAAGCGGCGAGTTCGTCTTCGCTGATAACGAGATCAACGGCTATCCCGTGATCGTTTCCAACCAGCTTGCAGCCAACGACGCATTGTTCGGCGACTTCTCCATGTTCATCATGGGCATGTGGTCTGGCTTGGATCTGACTGTTGATCCTTATGCTGGCGCTACTGCTGGCACCGTCCGCGTCATCGCTCTTCAGGATGTTGACTTTGCTGTTAAGCAGCCTGGTGCATTCTGCTTCGCTACCTGATACTCATGAGAGTTGAGATCATCCGCAATGTGATGATCAACGGGGAGTCTGTGAAAGCAGGCTCCTTTGTTGAAGTCGAAAACGGCATTGCAACACTGCTGATTGGCAGTGATAAGGCCAAGGTGGCTTCAGACCCTGAGCCTGCACCAGCTTGTCCTCCTAAACCTGCCACTACGACCGCGCCGAAAGCAGTATCTACACGACGCGGACGTGTAAAACCTTCTTCTGGAGAGGACTAATGACCATTTTATCTGTCGGACTTGAAAAGCTCTCACATTTTGCGTTAGCTCCCACAGCTTCACGCACTTCTGCTCTTGACGGCACTGCTGTTGACTTGAATGACTATGAAGGTGACATTTGCGTAATTCTCGATGTCGAGAATGGCGGAACTTCAACTTTGGATGTCAAAATTCAGTCAGCTGACACCTCTGGTGGAACCTATTCTGACGTGACTGACGCTGCGTTTACGCAAGTAAGCACAAGCGCAAGCAAGCAGACGTTGGTTTTTGATAAAGGAAGCGCCAAGCGTTACATCAAAGCTGTTTCAACAGTATCTGCTTCAACTCACACCTATAGCGTCAATGCTTTCGGTGCTCTGAAGTACGCTTAACAACGACATGCGCCTAGAGTCAACTAGGCGCTTTTTCTTATGGCATTCACGGAAGACCTAAGCGTTTTTTTAAGCAGTGCTGATTTCGCTGTTTCTGTTACGTCTGGCTCGACTTCAGGGCTGGGGATCTTGGACATGCCAAGCGAAATTATTGCTGACGGAGTGGTGCTGACGACTGACTATAAGTTGACGTGTGAGTCATCAAAGTTTGGGAGCTTGCTGCATAGCGATGCAGTGTCAGTTGATGGAGTCAACTACACTGTTAGAAGCGCGAACCTCATCGACGATGGGAAATTCGTCGAGTTAATGCTGATGAAAAATCCATGACCGCAGAAATTGGCCAGTTTGCTCAAAATTCAAAAAATATTCATTTTTGGGATCCACTAGTGAGTGACGGATCGACCCCTGCAGTAAGGCTTTTCGGAACTAATTTTACGTTTGTCGACAAGATCGTTGGATCTAATATTACGACAGTTCATGAGGGATCTCTGAACGGTACTGATTGGTTCATCCTTGAGACGCATTCACATACCGGTAGCGGGATAGATCACCATACTTACTCGAACAAGCCTGTCCTATATGTCAGGGCGACAGCTTCTTCTATTGGAGCGGGCGAGTCTTATCATGGTTCCGTGATGTGTGATTGATGACTACTAGACGCGAGCAAATCCTGGCTCAAATTGCCACAACACTGGCCAGCACCGCTGGCGTTAGTGGGAGGGTGTATCGGTCAAGAGTTACAGCATTGGCCAGGGCCGAATCGCCTGCCGTTATCGTTGAGCCAACGACTGACACCTGCCAACAGAACACAAGCCTTCCAAAGCTTGACTGGACAATGCGGGTCAGGGTGATCGTTACCGTTAGATCATCCAATCCATATACGGACGCTGATCCTGTAATTGAATCAATGCACTCACTGTTGATGGCGGATTTGACTCTGGGTGGATTGGCGATTGATATTCAGCCTGTAATTACTAATTTTGATTTCTTTGATGCTGATCAGCCTGCAGGTGTATTTTCTTGTGACTACGAAGTGCTTTATAGAACGCAAGTAGCAGACCTTACTTCCTACTAAGGTTTAAGCAGTTGCAAGGATTACGATGAAAGACGAGTACAGCGGTCAAGGTGGGTCGTATCTTCTCGATCCAGAAACCGGAAAACGCACTCTGATTCAGCGAACACTTCCCGCCGACCCCCCACAAAAAAATGGCACCACTTCTTCTCAGGAAACGACTGATTCTGATCGAAACAGAATCGACCTACGGAGTAGATCCAACCCCAACCGGAACCGACGCGGTTTTGGTGAGGGATCTGAACATTACCCCACAGCAGAGTGATGTTGTTAATCGCGATCTGATTCGTCCTTATTTGGGCGCTTCTGAGCAGCTGTTAGCCAACACTCGCGTTGAATGTACATTCAGCGTTGAGCTTGCCGGGTCCGGCACTGCTGGCACCGCTCCTCAGTACGGCAGGGCTCTTAAGGCTTGTGGCCTCAGCGAAACTGTTGCTGCTGGAGTTAGTGTCACTTACGCACCAGTAAGCGCAGCTTTTAGTTCAGTCACCATTCACTACAACATTGATGGCGTTCGTCACAAGGTGACTGGAGCAAGAGGCACGTTTACCTTAAATGCAAACGTTGGCGAAATCCCTACGATTGACTTTACGTTTACTGGTATTTATAACGCTCCTGATGATTCAGCATTGCCTAGCGTTACTTACGCGAATCAAGCAACACCGCTGATCTTCAAGAACGGCAACACAGACACCTTCTCCTTGCTTTCTTACTCTGGCTGCTTGCAGTCAATCAGCATGGACATCGGAAATTCTGTTGTTTACCGCGAGTTGATTGGCTGTGACAAGGAAGTGATCATCACTGATCGCAACGCAAGCGGTAGTGTGACCATCGAGATGATTTCGATTGCCACGAAGGATTATTTTACCGCTGCTTTGACTGATGGCACGCTGGGTAACTTGACGTTCCAGCATGGCACCACGGCTGGGAACATCGTTGATTTTGCTAGCACCCAGATCGACATCGGGGACGTGAGTTATGGCGATCAAGACGGTATTGCGATGCTAAACATCCCATACACCGCGATCCCCTCTACTGCTGGAAACGATGAGTTCAGCTTGGTGTACACTTGATCTGACGAGATGGGCTCCTGAGGCCGTGTTGGAGAGCACGGCCTTTTTTATTGCTGTAAGCTAATTGCAGTTAAATCTGCTCAATGGCTTTCGTTCGCAAAAAGGTCAAAACTTTTAAGTGGCCTGTAAAAGTCGAAGAGCCTGCTGATGGTGGCGTGTTTGAGACTTCGACTTTCGATGCGGTGTTTAAGCGAGTAGCGAGATCTGAATTTCAGAAGCTTGCTGACAAAGGCGATTTTGATTTGCTTAAGTCGGTATTGATTGGATGGGAGGGGATCGAGGACGAAGAAGGTAAGCCCGTTCCGTTCGGTCAGGCAACGATGAAAGAATTTGCCGATGACGCTTATTGGATTCGCGGCGTGTTGCAGGCTTACACCGAGACATTCGAGGGGGCCAAGCTGGGAAACTAAAAGGCGCCGTCGAGTATTGGGCGAAAGGCGGGAAAAAGGTAGAAGATAAAAGTGGTGATGATGCAGCGGCATTTGGATTAAAGCCGCAGCGTCAGGCCGTGCCCGAAGAAGAGCACTTTGAAGTATGGGAAGAAAACTGGGAAACAGTATTGATGTTCTTGCGAATGCAGACGCAGTGGACTGTCGCGATGGGAGGTTACGTTGGCTTGAAGTATGAGGTTTTGCTTGGTGCGTCAGGACTGATGTCCCTTTATGATGTAGAGAATCCCCGTGAGATGCTGGAGGAACTTCAGGTGATGGAAGCCGCAGCCCTCTCAGAATTAAACAAGTCGGATAAGTAATGGCAAATAACGAGACCGTTTTAAAGATTAAGGCTCAGATTGATGGCCTTCAGGGACTTGAGAAGCTCAAGTCTTCGATGAAGAGGATTTCGGCTGAGGTAGACGGCGCTGAGAACAACTTTTCAGAATTACTCCAAAAGTTAAAACAGCTTCAAGCATCATCTGTCAAATCAATTAATAACTTAAACGCCCAAAGAGATGCGTTTGAACAGCTTAGGCGTTCTGTTGACTTGAACAGTAAGGAGTTCAAAGAAGCCAGGGATGAAATTGAAAAGATAGATAGGGCGCTAAAACAGTCTCAAGGGACTGTTGGCAGGTTTGCCGCAAATTCAATAAAATCTCTTCGCACGCAAAAAGAAGCATTCCTAGCTGTAAGGGACTCTGCAGACCTTATGAGCAAAGAGTTCAAGGAGGCGGGGGTTGAGCTTGCCAAATTGGACAAGAAGCTTGCCAAGGCGGAGGGCAAGGGCGGAGGTCGTGGCAGGAGACTTAGAGCTGGCGCACAAATTGCAGGCACGGTTGCAGGCGCTGGGGTGTTTGGTGGGCCTGAAGGTGCGATTGGCTCCTTAACTGGCGCGGCTTTTGGTGGACTCCCTGGCGCTGTGGTTGGCGGCGCTATAGGAGCCCAGGTCAGCCAGCTCAGGAAGCTAGCGACGAGCACAGCAGAGTACAAGGCAGAGGTGTCTAAATTACGCATTGCATTGCAAAACGTAGTTGGCCTTGATTATCAGTTTTCGCTCAACGCGATAGAAGAAGCAAGCACAGATTTCAATTTCAGCATTAAGGACACAACTCGCACTTTCACCCGACTAGCTGCCGCTGGTACTGCAAACGGGAACACAGTGAAAGAGCTTGAAGTTCTTTACAGGGGCCTTGCGGCAGCGACAAAAGCAACAGGTGGATCAACTGAAGATCTAAATGGAGTGCTTTTAGCAGCAACGCAGGTGCTGTCGAAAGGAAAAGTCAGTGCCGAAGAGCTTCGAGGGCAAATCGGTGAGAGATTGCCTGGTGCTTTTTCTTTGTTTGCTCAGGCAACTGGTCGGACAACCCAGCAGCTTGACGAAGCCTTGAAAGCCGGAGCTGTTAGCGCGGAAGAGTTTGTTACTGATTTTGCTAATTTTATAAACAATAAGTACAAAAATGCCGCTGCTGAAATAGCGAATAGTCCAGCTGAGGCTGGCGCACGTCTGGAGCTAACACTTAAGAACTTGCAGCTAGCTATTGGCCCAATACTTGCAGACATTGGCGCAGGATTTCAACAGTTTGCTATTGACGCAATAAACGATCTCAACCCTTTAATTGCAAAATTAAATGAATTTCTCAGGGTTGACAGGAAAGGCAAGAATGCACGTCTCTATGAGTTAGAAGGTGGGGGAGTTGCTGGAGTTGGCAGGATTGATTTAATCAGGTCTGAAATTAACAGAGTTTTAGGGATTCAGGCTGGTAAGCCTATAGAGACTGAAAGGATTCCTGGCGCGGGCCAATACGTAGGAACTAGCAAGGATGACGCCTTTGAGTTTCTCAGCAAAGCTCTGGTCAGAGCCGAAAGCCAAGCGGCTCAGTTAAGGCTTGAGCTTTTCCCTGTTGCTAGGAAACAGGCTGACTTGCCTACTAGCAGGCGAGCGCAAGAAGAGGAGAAAACCAAAACGAAAACCAAAAGGCCAGCGCGAGCCGATTTCAGCATGTTAGAGGGGGCTTTTGCTCGCGATGCAGCTTTAAGAGTACTGAAGGAGAATAAAGCGATTGAAATTGAAATATTAAAAGCAGAGTTTGAAGGGAATAAAGCGCAGGTTTTTGCCTTAAAGCAGAAGCAGGAAAGGTTAAAAGTAAATCAGATTATCGTAAGCCTTGAAGAACTTACAAGACAAAGGGCGATACAGATAGTGAATGCTCAATCAAAAGGGTTGGATGTTGCAAGGGCTCAAAGCAAGCAACTAGACGATCAAAACAATCTCCAGCTTGCAAGGATTGAGAAAGAGGCGCTTTTAACAGAGCAAGAAGTAGAGCGCCTGAAATTTGAAAAAGAGATAACAGCCGAGCTAGACAAGCAAAGAAGATCTTTTGAAGATCAGTTCTTAGACAGGCAACGAGAGTTGGGCCTGATTTCATCTGGTGACTACAACCAAGTATTGCTTGGTAGAGAGCGGGAAAGACTGGAGGATCCAAGGCTTGGCCTAACGCCTGAGCAGCAATCAAGAGGTCTTGACCAGTATCGCCAAATAATAGACCCAACACTTGTCGAGGGATTAACACAAAACATTGCCAAGCTAAAGGAAGATTTAGCTGAACTGGTTAATCCAATAAATCAAGTCACAAGTGCCGCAACAGCTATTGGCACTGCGTTCTCTGACTCGTTTAAGAGTGTGATTGATGGTAGTGCAACCACTCAGGAAGCATTAGCTGGATTCTTCAGAAATATTGCGAGTTACTTCCTTGATATGGCAGTGCAGATCATTCAGAAGATGATCACGATGTATATCTTGAACACCGTTGTTGGGTTGCTGCCTGGTAGTGGCTCGGCTCCTAGCTTCGGGAGTGGAGTTGGCTCACTGCCGCTTTCTGGTGACTACAGCGGCCTCTCAGGTACTCCATTCGCGAAAGGTGGAGTATTCGCCAAGAACAAGATCGTGCCTTATGCCAAAGGCGGCATCGTCAATAAGCCCACGATGTTTGCCTACGCCAACGGTGGTACTGGCAGGTTCGGGCTCATGGGTGAAGCTGGTCCTGAGGCTATTCTTCCCTTACGACGCGGTCCAGGC